CAGAAGATTGAGTTCTTGTTTATTAACTTCGATCATCGCTTGTTTAAGACCAATTAATGTTCCACGCTTGTAACAAAGGTCTAATATATTTTTATAATCATCCATATTTTTATAAAGGAAAAAGGGGGCTTTCGCCCCCAATTCTAGTCCTCCTCCTTTTTTGATTGAAGTGATTCAAGATAAGTCTTCTTGACCATGATGTATTGCTCATCATTACAAGCGACCAACTTGGTTGTGATGTTTAACAAGACTGCCTTAGTGACTTCGTCTGCAAAGTCTCCATTAAGTTTGTCTTGAAGTTCTGAGATATCATCTCTAAGAGATTGAACCTCGTGGTTCTCGGAAACTGCATCTTCGATGCGAGAGTCCACTTGCTCGTTCACCAACTCCTCGATGGCGTATTGTACATCAGACATATTGTCCTCCTTGGTAGTACGTTAAGGGATTATTCCCTCTTATGTTATATCATGGGATTAAATGGGAGTCGATCACTAAGCCATGCAAAGATTAGATTTCCCTTATGCAAAAAATACCTGACAGGCCTGTGACATTTTTGCAACAAAGTGTGACATAAATGTCACATGCGACCTAAAAAAATTTGCCGAAAGGACTAGCTTTGTTAGTGAAACTTGGGCGAGGAACTCGACCTAGTGTAGCTTGCGAAGCTAGTCCTTTTAAGGCACGGGGGTAACTGATAGCAAAAGGTAACTGACTTGAGACTACGAAGAGGGGGCACCCCCTAAATACGGGGGCATAAGGGTAACTTACACATCTATATTACAAAGATTGATAAATTCATTCGAATGTATTATTGTTCGGGTATGAATTATGAAGCCTTACCCAAAGAAGTGTTACAAGAAGTTCTGTTACTGGAACAACAGCACAAGCGACTTGAAACCAGAGAAGTAGCTCAAACTAAATTTCTAGCCTATGCTAAACATGTATATGAGGGGTTTATTGAGGGTAGACATCATCGTGTTATTGCCGAAAAGCTCGAGGACATTGCATCGGGTAACTTGAAGCGTTTGATCATCAACATGCCTCCTAGACACTCGAAGTCAGAATTAGCCTCATATTTAATGCCTTCGTGGTTCCTGGGCCGTAATCCGAAATTAAAAATCATACAGGCTACCATGAACACGGAACTTGCTGTAAGATTCGGTAGAAAGGTTCGTGATCTCATTGCCGATCCCATATATGCTGAGATCTTTCCCAAAACGGACTTGAAACCGGATAGCCAAGCTGCAGGTCGTTGGGAGACTAGTGCTGGCGGGGAATATTTCGCTGCGGGGGTGGGTGCTGCAATGACAGGTCGTGGAGCGGATTTATTGATCATTGATGATCCGCACTCGGAACAAGATGCACTGTCCACGGTTGCTTATGATAATACATATGAGTGGTACACATCTGGACCGAGACAGAGATTACAACCGGGGGGTACCATTATCATTGTGCAGACGAGATGGTCGAAGAAGGATTTGACAGGACGTTTAGTACAGAATATGGCGATGGACACTATGTCCGATCAATGGGAGGTTATAGAATTTCCTGCTATTTTACCAAATGATAAAGCGTTATGGCCCGAGTTTTGGGAAGTTGATGAATTATTAAAGGTCAAGGCTTCACTGTCCCCGGTCAAGTGGAACGCACAGTGGCAACAAAACCCGACATCGGAAGCTGTTGCGATGATCAAGAGAGATTGGTGGCAGACTTGGGAGAGGGAAGATACGCCACGATTAGATTATATAATTCAGAGTTATGATACGGCTTATAGTAAAAAAGAGACTGCCGACTATAGTGCGATTACAACTTGGGGTGTATTTGAGCCGAGGGAGAATGGTGATCAGCATTTGATAATGTTAGATGCGAAGAAGGGCAGGTGGAGTTTTCCCGAGTTGAAGGAGATTGCGATAGAGGAAAATCAGTATTGGGATCCTGACATGATGTTGATTGAGGCAAAAGCGAGTGGACAACCTTTGGCTGATGAACTAAGATTGTTAAATCTGCCTGTTACTACGTTTAGTCCTGGTAGACGAAAAGGTGGCGGTGGTATAGATAAGACTATGAGGATGCATATTGTATCGCCTATATTCGAATCGGGTAAAGTATGGTATCCTGATGGAGAAAAGTTTGCTGAAGATGTTATTGAAGAAGTTGCGTCTTTTCCGAATGGAGAACATGACGACTATTGTGATAGTATGACAATGGCTTTGATGCGTTTTAGGCAAGGCGGTTTTATAGATTTAAAAGGCGAAGAGATTCCAGAGAATTGGTATCCTCGTAGAGCAAGGGAATATTATTAATGTCAGGTTTTGGTGAATTAATAAAACAGGGACTTAAATCCGCTGGAAAAGCTATGGTAAAAAAAGGTAGCACTGTTAGTTCTAAAAAAATAGATGATGGTATAGTAGAAAAAGTTAATCCTTATTCAAACAAAGTAACTATACAATCTAAAGATGGAAAAATGAGAGAGACTGTTAAGGCTGACGAATTAACAGTAAAACCTGTAAGAAGACGAACAAGACAAGAAAGTCTTTACACTCAAGATAAAGGTCAACCTGCAAATACTATTAGAGATTTTTCGGAATCTGAGTTAAAAGATATGTCTCAAGGTCAAGTGAGACAACTCTTAATAAGAGACAACAGTTTACAAAGCTATCAAGATTTAGCTAAATTAGCACCCGGTGACAGTGATATTATGAAACGAATTAGGTACATAGGTCAGAATCAAGTACCGGGGTTGAGGAAAACACCAAAAGACAGAGCCAAGTTTGCGGAAGCGAAAGCACAAGCTAAACAAGAATTACAAACAAAAAAGATAGCAGAAGAACAGCAAGTAAAAAAAGACAGAGCAAAACAACAACAAAATCTAGATGCTATAAACAGACGTAATAGACCACCGAAAATAAATGATCCAGAAATTGGAGGTAATGTACAAGAATTGATAAGAGCTTCTCAACGATACAAGGACGCAGGAAAATGGGCAAAAGGTGGTGTTGTAAATGCAAGCAACGGAGCTTTTATAGAAGTACAAAACAATTTTTCAGATAGAATGTTACCTAACAAAAAACGAACTACGAGGATATACTAATGGCAGAACCTAGAGAAATAGCAGGAATGATGGAGCCATCAATGGGAGCAGGTGGTGCACCAATGATGGAAGATGATGCTCAAATAGAGGTTGCAGTAGAAGAAAACATGGAACAAATGCCCGAGGGTGTTGAACTAGTTGGTGATGAGGAATTAGAAGTTGAAGCAGAAGAATATGATCATACAGCCAATCTCGCAGAGGTTCTTGACGATGATGTTTTGGGAGAGTTATCTTCTGACTTACGATCCAAGTTCCGTGAAGACGTTGAGTCTAGAGAAGATTGGGAAGAAGCGATTGCAAAGGGATTAGGGTTACTTGGTATTAATTACGAAGATCGAAGTGAACCCTTCTTAGGTGCCAGTGGTGTAACACATCCATTATTAAGTGAGGCTGTAACACAATTTCAAGCACAGGCTTACAAAGAGATGTTACCAAGTGGCGGACCTATAAAGACCCAGATCCTTGGATCACCGACCAAGGAGACTGAAGATCAAGCCCAGCGTGTAGAAGACTTTATGAATTATCAGATAACTGAGGTTATGGAAGAATATGATCCAGATACTGATCAAATGTTGTTTTATTTGCCATTAACTGGATCTACATTTAAAAAAGTTTATTTTGATGAAACCAAGCAGAGAGCCGTTTCTAAGTTTGTTCCAGCTGAAGATATGGTTGTTCCATACTCGGCTAGTGATTTAAGAACAGCGGAGAGGGTGACACATGTTGTCAGAATGTCATATAATGATATTCGCAAACTACAAGTAGCAGGAGTATATAGAGATGTTGAACTATCTGAAGCGGATGATGGCGAAGACGAAGGAGCTATCCAAGAGCGTGCTGATGAGTTGTTGGGACTACGTCCAAACTATTCTGATGACTCTTATACCTTATTGGAATGCCACATTGACTTGGACTTGGAAGGTTTTGAAGACACGGATATGGAGGGGAATACTTCGGGTGTTATGTTGCCTTATATTGTTACCATTGATCAGAGTTCTGGAAAAGTGCTATCGGTGGTTAGAAACTTTAGAGAAGAAGACCCACTAAAGAGAAAGAGACAATATTTTGTTCACTTTAAGTTTTTACCGGGATTTGGATTTTATGGATTTGGATTACTACACACAATCGGAGGATTATCTCGTGCAGCAACTTCTATTCTTAGGCAATTAATTGATGCAGGTACGCTCTCTAATTTACCAGCTGGCTTTAAGGCTCGTGGTGTTCGCATTCGTAATGATGATGAGCCTCTTAATCCTGGGGAGTTTCGTGACATCGACGTCCCAGGCGGAGATCTCAAGAACTCAATCATCCCATTGCCATACAAAGAGCCTTCAGCCACATTAGCAAATCTATTAGGTGTTGTTGTTGACTCTGGAAAGCGTTTTGCACAGGTTGCGGATGCGAAAATAGCTGATATGAACTCACAAGCACCTGTTGGAACGACTGTTGCGTTGATTGAACAGGGTTCAAAGATCATTTCTTCCATACATAAGCGTCTACATTACGGACAAAAGCAAGAATTTCGCATGTTAGCCGAGATTTTTAGCGAAAATCCGATGCCATACCCTTATTTTGTTGGAAATGTACCTCCAGAGACGATGCAAGCCGACTTTGATGGTCGTGTGGACATACTTCCGGTGTCAGATCCGAACATTTTCTCTATGGCACAGCGATTATCACTGGCTCAGACACAATTACAGATGGCACAAGCTGCACCGCAGATGCATAATTTGCGAGAAGCGTATAGACGTATGTATGATGCGTTAGATATTAAGAATATTGATGCTATTTTACCAGAACCACCTAAACCAGCACCTATTGATCCGGCAACCGAGAACGGAAATGCTCTAAAAGGTATGCCTTTACAAGCATTCCCAGAGCAGGATCATGAAGCACATGTTAGAGCACATATTCCATTCTTGGCAAATCCTGCATCACAGGCAAATCCACAAGGTTACTTGATGTTACATGCACATGTACAAGATCATATTGGTTTAATGGCCCGTGATCAGGTGACCACATTCTTTCAAAAGACGGCTCAAGAAGCACAAATGAGAGGTGAACCTGTTCCAGAGATTGATCCAGCAGCAATGGAAGCAGCGATTGCTCAACAAACTGGTGAGATTTTGAATGAGTTGATTCCGACATTGGCACCACAGCAGACAGATCCTTTGGTTGAGATTAGAAAGAAAGAGCTTGAGAATGACACAGCTGAACTTCAACGTAAGGCTATGAATGATCAAATGAACTTTCAAGTTGATGCAGCCAAGTTACAGCAAGCATATCAACTAGCTCAAGAAAGACAAAAGGTACAAGAGAATATTGCTGACGATAGAAACGATGTAAATATTTATCGAATCAATATGGCGTCAGCCGCAAGGGGTAACAAAGCTAAATAACCTATGATATAATCTGGATATGGATCCAGTAACTATATCATTAGCCGTTGGCGTGGCATCAAAAGCTTTTAGTGCAATCAAACAGGGATTTGCCGTTGGTCGTGACATTGAACAAATGTCGGGGGACATTGGTAGATGGATGGGAGCTATATCAGATGTTGATCATGCAGAAAAGCAAGCCAAGAATCCTCCCTTGTTTGGAAAACTTTTTAAAGCAGGTTCTATTGAG